GATGCACGGTTCAAAGACTTTCCGCTGCTTACCCGCAAACCGGCCCCGATGGATGACGAAGCGATCCGATTCCACAGCGACATCCAATATATGCGTCTGCTCCTCGATGACATCAACAAGCTCACCCGGATCGGATTGGTGCAGGAGCAACCCACCTTTGAGTGGGTGACGTTGCATGACGAACTCGTCCATGCCGGTAGGGAGATGGCGAACATCGGTCAGTGCTTAGACGCCATCAACTCCTGGGCTGCAATGAAGATCGCCGGATGGCAACAGGTGACGCCATGAGCAGGTTCTTCAAAAGAATCTTTGACGAGCAGCCCACACCGCGAGTGTCTATCGACTCGGCCCTAGCCAAAGCCGAATCTGAATATCAAAGATTCAACCCGATCACAGATCGCGAGCAAAAGATTGTCGAAGTCGAAAAGCTTTCTCAGTCTGGGACTCCAGCGATGGACATCGCCCACATCGTAGGACTAACGCAGCGGTCAGTAGTGCGGCTCCGGGCAGAAATCAGGGCTTTCGGCGCGAGGGAACAGGCCCAGGTACCTCTGAGAAATTTAAGCCACGAAAGAATTGAAGAGTTGGAAAGAACGGCTGATGTGGCACTTCAGTTGGCGTGTGTTTTACGGACTGAAGACCCGCAGAAGGTGTTTGACACTCTTCGGCATTTAGACGGCGAATCGCTCATTCAGTTCGCGATGGTTGTGCTGGCAGCACTCCCAGTAGATCAGTTCAGCAAGAAGCAATTGTTTCAGTGGTTGGACGATTTGCCCGCTGTCCGTTACGAGGAGGTAGTCGCATGATCAATCGTATCCGTATCGGCTTGGCTCTCACTTTCATCATCGGTTCGCTCTATAGCGCCTTCGGCGTTTTTGAGTCTTTGACGAAGTTTTCGGTCGGCATCATCGTGTCCTGCCTAGCGGTGATCGGCTTCGGCCTGCTTGATCACCTTGAAGCCGAACACGACAACCGGATCATTCGGGAACGCCAAGAGGTGTGGGCCCGTCGGGATCACCGTTGATGGCCGGATCACTGGATGACCGCGCCAGCATCGTCTTGACACCGGATGAATATGACTTCGCCATCGTGGGGTCGCTAACACCCGGGAACTCGGTCGTCTACCGCAGCCCATTCATACACCCAAAACAAGTGGCTACTGCGTTGCGCCGTATCGCTAACTCATTCGACCAACAGGAGGGAACTGACCGTGAACCAAATCAATGACAGCCGCCTAGTTCAGATGATCGGACTGATAAAAGACGCCCAGAAGATCGGCCTTGAACTGGCCCAAGAGACCGGGCACCTACCCGCCATCAACAAAGAGTTGATCACCGCTGTCGGACATCTTGTCGCGGCGCATGTCGGGGTTAGGGACATCACGAAGTGGCCGGTGCAACTGTGAACAGGTGGCATGAAGATATTGAAGCCGGGGCGATAGGTGAGGAGTGCGGCACATACGCCTCCCTCGGGTCTCGATGTGTGAAACCGGCAGGACACCACGATCCACACCTTTCCGCTCATGGCTGGCAATGGACAGATGACTCTGATCGCAAAGCCGCCGCCTTCATCGCCAAAGAGCTTGAAGGGAAGCGGGACTGATGGCAATTGATCTGAGTTCATACAACACCGTCGCGGAACGTATCGCGGAGTTCGCCGCCAAATACCCAGACGGCTCGTTGCAATGTGAGTGGCAAATGCTTCTGGTGCCCACCCTGATCAAGAACCCTGACGGCACTTGGGAGCCGCAAGACCGCCCCATCATCGTGGCGAAAGCGTCTGCCTACCGGACACCTGACGATCCGCGCCCCGGTGTGGGGCACGCCCAGGAGCCGATCCCCGGGAAAACCCCGTACACCAAGGACTCGGAGATACAGAACGCGGAAACCTCCGCGTGGGGCCGCGCAATCGTCGCGGTGCTTGCCGCCGATACCCGCAAAGGTGTGGCCTCCCGCGACGAAGTGCAATCACGAAGGGGTGAAAACTGATGACCGCTGTCCTGACAGATGCGCCAAGTTCTGGCCGACGAAACATCGGCATTGACGTTTACACGGAAGCCCGCAACCGGATTGCCTGGGTATTCGACAACTTTGAGCGCGTCTATCTCAGCTTTTCGGGCGGTAAAGATTCCGGGGTGTTGTTGAACCTAGTTCTCCAGCACATGGAAGAAGCGGGGGAAACCCGAAAGCTCGGCATCCAGATACTGGATAACGAAGCTAACTACGAGCAGTCCCTTGATTTCATGCACCGCATGATGCGCGAACACGCAGACAAACTCGACATCCACTGGTGCTGTATGCCGATCACCCTTCCCTGCACAGTCTCAAGCTATGCCGTTGATTGGCAGTGCTGGGGCGAGCACGACAAGGATCGTTGGGTTCGGCCAATGCCAACCGACCCCTACATCGTCAACATCGACAACCACCAGTTTGATTTCTTTCGCGAAAACATGAACTACGACGAGTTCTGGGATGGGTTCGCGGAGTGGTACTCACAAGGAAAAAGCTGCGCCAACCTGATCGGAATCCGTACCGCTGAAAGCCTCAACCGTTTCCGGGCCATCATGAACGAACGCAAGGAAACCCTCGGCGGCAAGATGTGGACGAAGAAAAACACTGCCCACACCTACAACGTCTATCCCATCTATGACTGGCGAACCGAAGATGTGTGGACGGCTAACGCCAGATTTGATTGGGACTACAACAAGCTCTACGACACCTTTTGGAAGGCCGGTATTCCGGTAAGCAAGATGCGGGTGGCGTCACCATTCATGTCCGAAAGCAAAAGTTCACTCGGCCTATATCGCGTGATCGACCCACACACCTGGGCCAAGCTATGCGCCCGCGTGCAGGGAGCTAACTTCGTCGCCCACTACGGAAAGCAGTTGTCCTACCGCAGCTTCACCCTGCCCGAAGGCCACACCTGGAAGAGCTTTACAAAGTTCCTCCTCGATACCTTGCCAAAAGAGGTTGCCGACAATTTTAAGTCGCGCTTCATCCAATCCATCCGCTACTGGGCACGGGTGGGGCGCGGATTGCCCGAAGAGATTATCGCCGACCTAGACCGCGTGGGTATCTCCTACAAGATCAACGGCACTACACCGCACGGCGGCAACCAACTACGTCGAATAGCCATCTGTCGGCCACCCGATCACCTAGATCAGTTGCACGCCCACCCCGGCATGGTCACCAGTTGGAAACGGTTTGCCATCACGATTCTGAAAAACGATCACACCTGTAAATATCTCGGCCTAGCACCGACCCAGGAACAGCAGGCTCGGCAGAAGCAAATCCAAACCAAGTACCGATCACTCAACGAGATGAAAGGCGCACAACATGAAGGTGATTAAAGGCGGCGACCTTGCCGATGGCCGCGTCATGGAGTTCACCCCCGGAGGATTCTTCAGCCACCGATTCCTGCTTGAAGAGGACGGCATGGGATACACAGTCACCCGCACAGTCATCCCACCCAAGGGCCCACAACGGTGGCAATACCCACATCACCTTGAGGCCTGCTATTGCGTGGCCGGTAAGGGCGAATTGGTTGATGTGGCTACAGGGGAACGCCACAGCATTGAACCGGACACCTTGTATGCCCTGGACAAGAATGATTCCCACACCTTTGAGGCCATCGACGGCCCAGTAACCCTGATCTGTGTGTTCTCGCCAGCCCTTCGTGGCGATGAAGCCCATAAAGACGGTCACAGCTACGGCGACGGATACCGCTCCCCTGTCTACAACGTCCGTTCAGTGCCCATCGACAAAGTAACGGCCAACGATTACAACCCCAATAGCGTGGCACCACCCGAAATGGAACTACTGGAAACCTCCATCTGGGAGGACGGCTACACGCAACCTGTTGTCACGGTGTATGACCGGGAAGCAGACCAGTACATCGTGGTTGATGGTTTCCACCGATTCCTGACCCTGAAGAACTCTCCGCGAATCCGCGAACGAGAAGCCGGGATGCTGCCGGTGGTCGTGCTGGATAAAGAGATATCCGACCGCATGGCCTCAACCATCCGACATAACCGCGCTCGCGGTAGCCACAACATCGAACTGATGTCCCAGATCGTGTCCGAACTTGTTGAGATGGGCAAAGGTGACCGCTGGATTTGCGAACACATCGGCATGAGCCCAGACGAACTACTTCGCATGAAACAGATCACCGGACTGGCAAGCCTGTTCAGCAACCGTGACTTCTCGGAAGCGTGGGAGCCTGAATATGAAGGCTGAATTGCTGCGAGTACCGCAGGTTTATCACCCAGTGCAACAGTGGGAAGAGATTGCCCACAATATGTGGGGCAAGGTCGCTGACCGCAACGCCTACACACAGAGGGCTATTCAGTTCACCGGCAACCACATTGAGTACGGGCGCTACATGCGCCGGGTCTGCGCCGAGTGGCCCATCAGCACCGAGAACGCATTCACCGATCCCCATCTCAATCACCGCGCATGGGTTGGGCACGCAGCGTGCGCCCTGGCTTTCAACTGTCCCGAAGATATCGTCCGACAAGCATGGAGCTATCTGACCGATGAGCAAAAACTATTGGCAAATAAAGAAGCAAGCAGAGCAATTGCCGACTGGAAACGGGCCTACATCAAGGATCGAGGCCTACGTCACGACCTGGCAGCAGAGATGCTACCGGGATTCGATACCTGACGACCTACCTGACGGTTTGTTGTTCTCGGGCCGCGCCCCATCGTGGAAAGCCATTGCCATGTGCCTGCTCAACAACGATTTCAGGCTTCACAAACTTGGCTACACGACCACACCTGGCGAATGGGCTCAAGCGGCGATTGATTTAGCGGCCACCAAACGTTGCGAACCAGAACAGCCTTCATTGTTTGATCCGGTGAACTGATGGCAGAAATCACGCCCAACCAAGTGGTGACTGGGCTGATGGAGTTAGCCCGCGAGTTGGCACGCCTTTCCTCCGACCTTGATCTCATCGAGGTGGAGGCGGTGAACAGGCGCGAGGACTACACGCTGGCGCTGTCTCGGGCGTTCCTGATCGCCGAAGGCGCGATGGAGTTGCGTAAGCATGAGGCCATTGTCCGAACCTCACCGGAACGTTTAGCAGCCGAAACTGCTGAAGCGTTGGTGCGGGGCCGTAAACGCCAACTGGACTCGTTGAAGGTTCGGGTCGATGTGGGTAGGTCAGCGGCGGCTGCTGTCCGGGCTGAAATGGATCTGGAGCGCGTCCGATGACTCCAGTCCCGAAGGCCCAGCGTGAACTTCTACGCCTGCGCTCACAAGGTGTGTGCGAGTTATGTGGTGCCGCCCAAGCCACCAATTGGCATCACCGGAAGAACCGCAGCCAGGGCGGTGGCAACTCACTATCCAATGCCATGCATTTGTGCGGGAGTGGCACTACTGGCTGCCACGGCATGGTCACCGAACACCCTTCTGATTCTTTCGAGAACGGCTGGTCGGTGAAATCGTTTGCGAACCCGGCAGAGATCGTGGTGAAACGCCAAGGCGAATGGGTGCTACTTGACGACCTGGGCTATGTGACACCTGTGGTGCAGCCGTGAACATCACCCTCACCGATTGGGAGTTCAAAGCGTGCGTTGATCTCGCCAACGCCCGAATGGCCGTGTCCAACCACGAAGGCATGAACCATGCCAGCACCTATCAGCGCAGCCACCTCACCCGGCTGGAACAGGAAACCGTGGGGGCGTGCGCCGAAATGGCCGTAAGTAAAGCCCTGGGCTTCCCCTGGACACCATCGGTGAACACGTTCCACCACATCGCCGACGTGGGCAAGGAAATCGAAGTACGGGGAACCACCCGCGTTGACGGCTCTCTGATCGTCAGGGACAACGATCCCGATCACCGCTTCTACTTCTTAGTAGTCGGGGAGCCACCGAACTTGGATGTTGTCGGGTACATGCAGGGCAGTAAAGCGAAGCAAAACCAGTGGCTTAGGAACCCTAACGGGCACCGGGAATCCTGGTTCGTCCCACAAAACGAGCTACAAAAACTCCGAGAGGAAATCGAATAGTGGGCCTACCTTGGGTGCGTTTAGATACCCAGTTCCCTTCCAACCCGAAGGTGCTGGAGTTGGCCGCAGGCAAGAACCACAAGGCAGCTTTCGTCTACCTGTGCTCATTGGCTTACAGCGGTTCACATCAGACCGATGGCTACCTCCCCTCAGCGTGCCTGCCTTTCATCCACGCCACAGCGGCTGACGCCAAAAAGCTGGTTGATGTGGGGTTTTGGGTTCCCTCCCCTGGGGGCTGGGACATCAACGGCTGGCACGAGTTCCAGGTTTCCAGCGAAGAAAACATCAAGCGCCGGGAGCGTGCCCAGAAGGGCGCGGCGGCTCGGTGGAAAACGGCACAGAAAGGGAAGCTCCGTGGACTGTCAAACGATGCTTAAAGCATTGCTTAAAGCATTGCTTACAAGCATTGCT